TAGCAACAGGAGCAACAGTTTCTGGAAACACAAAGACTGTAAATATCGGATCAAACGCAGTATCTGGTTCAACGCTAAACGTTAATATCGGAAATTCTGCAGTCGGAGCATCAACTTTCAATATTGGAAATGGTGCAACGGTAAGCGGAAGTACAAAAACAGTAAATATCGGAACAGATGGTGTTTCTGGATCTACAACTAACGTAACAATTGGTGCAGCATCAGCAACATCTACTGGAACAGTTGCAGTACACGCAAATACAGTAACTTTGACTGGTGGAACCACGGTTCAAGTTTCTCAGGATCCAACAGCTGGAGTAGATCTAGCAGTTGCAACAAAGAGATATGCTGATCAGAGACCACAAATAATTTCAACTAGCCAGACACTAGTTGCTCGTGGAAACTTGAGAACAGCAGGAGTTCAAAGTTCTGGAAATTACTTTGTGATTCCAGCATCTGGAATGACATTAACACTTCCAGCCTCACCAGCACTAGGTGATGAAGTAGTAATAACAGATATTGCTGGAACATCATTTAATACACCAGTAAATATTGCCCGAAATGGACAGCTAATCCAGGGCCTTGCAGAAGACATGCCGTTTAACGTAAACAATGCATCTGTAAGATTGGTTTATAGCAATACAACTTATGGATGGAGACTAATAGCATAATGGCAACGTTAAATAATTTACTAAATAATGCAAGCGGCGGTGTTGTTCCAGCAGGAACTGTAGTCGCATGGGGAGCTAATAATACTCCAAATGGATACATACACTGTAATGGAGCAGCTATAAATCGGACCCTATATGCAGACCTATTTGCAGCAATCGGAACAACGTTCGGCTCAGGAGATGGATCAACAACATTTAACGTTCCAGATCTTCGTGGAGAACATATTCGTGGATTTGACGATGGACGTGGAGTTGACTCAGGTCGTGGCTTTGGTTCATTCCAAAATGCTATGTTTCCTCGTCACAGACACTATGAGCGTTCATGGTATATCTATGGATGGGGACAGTCTGAAATTCAAGCAGCCTCACACTTTGGTTGGGGAACATCTAATAACTTTCGCCTTGAACAAATGGGAGACTCCTGGAACCAATACAGCATTGATATCGGAAACGGTATTGCTGAAGGTGAATTCCTAAGAATTAGAACAGTAGCACTTCGTTTTTGCATTAAGTTTTAATCAAAACTTAATTTATAATAGAAAAGACATATTATGATTGCTTATACATACAACCCTGTAACTATGGAGTTTGTTGGAGAGTCTAGTGTAGATGAATCTCCACTGGAGCCAGGCGTATTTTTAATGCCAGCATATTCTACAGAAGTAGCTCCTCCAAACTTTAATGCTGAAACACACATATGCTACTTTGACAAAGAATCTTCTACTTGGAAAATTCAAGATGTAGAGACTGCCCCAGAAATTAGATTAATATCACAAGAAGAAGTTGATATGCTAAAGAAAGATCTACACTCAGTTATTGCGGAAAGAGAAAAAGTTCTTGCAAAGCTTGGATTAAGCGAAGAAGAAATAGAATTACTTTTGGTTAGATTGCCAGAAGAAAGCTTAATTGATGCAATGTTAAATTCACCAATGCCAGTGTCAGGACTACCATCCCTTAGAAAGGAGTAGTTGTGAACCATAACTTATTAGCTCCAAGATTAGTTGCTTTGTCTAAAGATTCAGCTCTAGGTTTATATCTAGAAAAGTGGCAGGACCCAGAAAATATTTCCACATATAAAGATGTTATATCTATGTTTAGCAGTAACAATATTGATGATTTTGAAAAATCTGTTATTTCTATTAAAAAAGAATTTATAACATTTTCTCTTCCAGAGTTAGCGGTAATGATAGAGTCAACATATTCTTCTATGGAAGAATTAGTTAAAGATACACTAAGATTTGTTGGTCGTGAAAATGAAGGTCCAGGCGTAGATAAATTTGAGTGGGGACACTCGCACCCCCATTGACTAGACTTGTCATAAAATGATATAATCTATTTATGCATAAAGTATACTGGTCAAAATATAACATATTTAATAATCTATCAAATCAAATGATGGAATACTCGCCTTCTCCAGTTATATCTTCATATGCCAAAAATAATCCAAAGCCAATATCTAATGATGTTAATTGGCTAGGATGCCCGTCTACACAGAAATTTTTAAAAAATACATTTTCTTTTAAAAATCCACTAGAATTAAATATGCAAATAAATAAAAATAAAACAGTATATTGGCCAGACACTAATATTGAAGATTTTATATCGATTAGGAACTATTCAGGCGAATCTGTAATATTAGATTACTTACTTCCAGTTACATTGTTTTCAAGCCATGATATAACAGCAAGTATTACTGCCCCGTATTTGTCAAAACAATCACCTAATTCCGCACACATTGTTCCTGGAGAATTTAATATTTCTAAATGGTTTAGGCCAATGTTACCATCTTACATGATTTATGATTTAGATTTAAATTTTAATATTAACAAGGGTGAGGATTTATTCTATATTAAATTTAATACAGATCAAAAGATAGATTTTGTAGAATTTTATTTTAACGAAACCTTAAAAGAAATAGTGTCAGATTCAATGAATTTAAAAAGATTTAAGAAGAACAGCGGTTTAGATTATTTATACAATATATTTAAGTCTGAAAAGATAAACAAGATAGTCTTAAAAGAAATAGAGAAGTGCGTTATATGATAAATAAAATTGTAATAGTAGGAGGAGGGTCATCTGGATGGATGGCTGCATCCACAATAAAGCATGTATTTCCAGAAAAAGAAGTTATTGTTATAGAGAGCCCAGATATCAATACTGTTGGTGTCGGAGAAAGCACATTAGGATTTATTAATAGATGGCTGTTTTTAATTGGATTAAAAAAAGAAGACTTTATGAAAGATTGCGATGCCACTTATAAGCTAAGCATTAAGTTTACAGATTTTTACAAAAAGGACTACGGATCGTTCCACTACCCCTTTGGAGTACCAACATTTGATAGAGATAATTCTTTAGGTGGATCCGAGGAATGGTTTATTAAAAAAATGCTTTATCCAGAAACCCCAATATCCGATTATGCAGATACTTATTATCCATCAATGTCATTAGTTAATAATAATAAATTTGTAGAAAAGATGGAAGACCAATTCGATGCAAAAACAGATGCAGCGGTCCACTTTGACGCAGCAAAATTTGGAATGTGGCTAAAGAATAATTTTTGTTTACCAAAAGGTGTAATTTTAAAACAAAATAATGTAAAAGATATCTTTTTAAATAATTCTGGAATACAGCGACTCTTACTAGACAACGGTGAATATATAACAGCAGATCTTTTTATCGACTGTACAGGATTTAAAAGTTTATTGCTTGGGCAATCTCTGAAGGAAGAATTTATTGACTACTCTAATCTTCTACCAAATAATCGTGCATGGGCAACAAGAATTCCATATACGGATAAAGAAAAAGAGTTAGAGCCATTCACAACATGTACGGCTATATCTAATGGGTGGGTATGGAATATTCCATCATGGGAAAGAATTGGAACTGGATACGTATACAGTGATGAATATATATCTCCAGAAGATGCTCTAGTAGAATTTAAAAATTATTTAAGATCTGATAAGATGACTGTTGTTGACCCAAAAAGAGACGTAGACTCTTTTGAGTATAAAGATATTAAAATTAAAAGCGGTATCTATAAAAGAACTTGGGTAAAAAATGTAGTTGCCATTGGATTATCTGCTGGGTTCATAGAGCCATTGGAGAGCAGTGGGCTATTTACTGTACATGAATTTTTAATTTTATTATGCCAGTCTTTGGAGAGAGAAGAAATTTCTCAATGGGACAGAGACGCATACAATCATAATTGTTTCCAGCAATTTAACTCGTTTGCAGATTTTGTAGCGCTTCATTATGCATTATCAGTAAGAGAAGACTCTAGGTACTGGAATGATATAAAGAATAAGTCTTTTTATCCAGATATGATTACACAAAAGTTTATAGAAAATACTACTCCAATAGATTTAGCAATAAGAAAATTCCATACAGGAAATTGGTCTGATAGGAATATGTATAACGGAGCATCTACGGGACTCAACTGCGTTGCAACTGGAATGAATTATCCAATATCATCTATAACTGGATCTTATCTAAGGTACTCTAGATTTGGATTAGACTTAAAATCAGTAGTTGATCAATTTATTGAAGATGCCAATATCAGGAAAAATAATTGGACAAAAATGTCAGAGAATGCACCTTCGCTATTTGAATATCTTTCAAAGGAGATATATAATGAAAATGAATAAAAAAACAATTAGGTTTACGGTTCCAGACCTAGAGTTTATTGATGGTCTAAAGCCAGCCAAGCAGTTTGTACCAGAGTGGTATCGTCAGTCAGAAAGATTTGCTGGCGGTAAATTAAAAATTGTTAATGGTTCAGGAAATCATGCTTTAAAGCTATGTGTTCCTTTTTTAGACGGAATGACTTCTGGCTATATCGCAACTTTATGGACAGATGTTATGGTTGAACAGACAGAACTTGGTACAAAAATTCAATGGCGATCTGGTCCAGACCCTATTGAAAAAAGACCAAGAATAAATGACAAGCTTCCGACTCCACATGGACATGAAGATGCCCATTATGCATGGAAAACATTATTTCAATTTCAAACGCCAAAAGGTTACAGTGCGTTGGTAACCCATCCATTTAACAGGTTTGATCTTCCATTTACAACACTTTCTGGAGTAGTTGATTCTGATATGACAGTTGGAAGAGGGAATCTCCCATTCTTTCTGAAGAAAGATTTTGAAGGCATTATTCCAGTAGGGACCCCTATAATGCAGATACTTCCTTTTAAAAGAGAAGAGTGGAAAGCCGAAGATGATAAGTCTATATATGATTTTGGTAGAAAAAATGAATTAGATACAATGAGACATTCTCATAGTTGGTATAAAAATTTTAAATGGCATAGGAAGTCTTATGAGTAATATTGTAATTATTGGTGGAGGTGCAGCAGGATGGATGACTTCTATATATGCAAAGCATTTATATCCAGAATCTGATATAACAGTAATTGCAAGCGAAGAGATAGGAATTCTTGGAGCAGGAGAAAGCACTACTCCAATGTTTATAGATTTTTTAGATATTGTTAAAATACCATTTTATGACCTTATAAAAAATTGTGGTGCAACTATAAAGGTTGCTGCTAGATTTACTAATTGGAATAAAGATAGTAGCTACTATTATAATTCCTTTTCGGCAGACGATGATATTTCTATAGCTGAATTAAATTCATTTATAGATCCAATAAATCAGTATCATTCAAGGGCTATGGTATATTCTATAAGTAAAAATAATAGTCAAGGAGAATTCGATTTTAATTCTAAGTTGGCCGATAACAATCGTTTTCCATTTTCTTACAATTACGACAGACTTGCTCATTTTTCTTTAAATTTTGATGCACGAATGGCGGCAGACTATTTTAAAAAAGTAGCTATTCAAGAAAGAGGCATAAAATATATTAATGATGAGGTCGTATCCTTTGACAGCGATGAGCATGGAAATATAAAAAATATTAACTGTAAAAATAATAATGTCTCCTCAGATTTTGTTTTTGATTGCAGTGGATTTAAAAGGCTTTTAATTGGAAATCATTTTAATTCTGAATGGAAAAGTTATTCTGAAAATTTGCCAGCAGATAAAGCATTTCCCTTTTTCTTATCTCATGATCAAATTGGCCAAGGAGTAGTTCCTTATACAAATGCTGTTGCTATGAAATATGGATGGATGTGGATTACACCACTTCAGCACAGATACGGCTGCGGCTATGTCTTTGACTCCTCTTATATTACGGTAGAAGAGGCAAAGAAAGAGGTTGAAGAATATTTTGGATTTGAAGTAAGCCCTCCTAAGCCAGGATTGTTTTTTGAGTTTAATCCTGGAATGTATAAAAAAGTTTGGATAAATAATTGTATTGCAATGGGATTGTCGGCTGGATTTATTGAGCCCATGGAGGCTACAGCAATATTATCAAATTTACATAGCTTAAAAAAGCTTCCAAGCAACGTATATGATTTGATAAATTATAGTCAATCTGACAGAGACTTGTTCAATTTTACTTACGAAAAAGAGCAAGAAGAAATATTGGACTTTATATATCTACATTATGTTACCAATAGGGAAGATACTCCATTCTGGAAAGACTTTACCATAAACAATAAAATGTCTTCAAAATTAAATGGTATTTTAGAAAAATCTAAAAACAACATGCTAGAGTATAAAGACTTTGAAGATACTAAAATGTTTGCCCTTGAAAATTACTTGTTTGTTTTACAAGGTAATGGTATAATAAACAATGAACCATATTTAAATGAATTTAATAATTCTTATTCAGAGCAAGAAAATAAAAATTATGAATTATTTAAAATTAAACAAAACTTAGCTTTACAAAGTTCTGTCGAATGGCAAGAATTTTTAAAAATGATAGATGGAATAAATGTTAAAGCTCAGTGATTTTAAAGAAGTAAGCGGTAGATTTTTTCAAAAATCATACTGGAATAGAGTAAATAAAATAGAGGCCTTGTCTTTTGCAACAAAAATTGCTATTATATTCCCAGGGCTACTATTGGGTAAACAATGGTGGTGGCTTTATATATTTGCATTGGCTTCAAGCCTAGCACTTATTTTAACCTCTACTATTAAAACTCTTCCAACCATTATTTGGTTTAATATAGCTTGGTGTATTTTGGCGTTGGCCTCAATACTTAAACATTTTGGAGTAATTCTATAATGTCATTTTTTACATCGCTTAAAAACGCAACAAGTATTATAAATATTTTTCAGGAAAATCCTAAAAAGTATATGCCATCGCTTACATTAGCGGAAGAAGTTTTGCGAGAACCATCAGTATTAGATCCAGTAATTAGAGAAGTTCTAGCCTCATATGTATCCAGACTTAACAATTGTGAATATTGCTGGGGCTCTCATAGAGAGTTTGCTTTATCTTTAGGATATCCAGAAGATAAAATGGATAATGTTTTACTAGGAATTTCAGAAGATGCTAAACTGTTAGCTTTAATGAAGTATGTGGGCAAGCTTACCCTTACTCCAGCTGAAATTTCAGAAGAAGATTTTAATGAAGTACTTTCTTCTGGAGTTTCAGAAGAAGAGCTTAAAGATGCAGTAGCAGTATGCGCTGCGTTTAATTATTATAATAGGATTGTTTTTGGACATGGCTTAAATGCAAATGCAGAAACATGGAAACCAGCGGCGGAAATGATCAACCGTCACGGATATGATAGAAGGAGATAAAATGATAGAAGAAACAAATCAGGAAGTAGTATCTGAAAATACAGGTGATGCAGTAGAAAATACTGACTTAGCAGACGATGTTGTTAATGCAGAAACAGTGTTCTTTGTAGTAAAGAATACAGACGGATCCTTTAGGGCCCTCACAGATGTTTCAACAAAGATTAAGTTGGCTAGGCCAGCAAACCTCAATGATATCCGCTTTGGATGTGGAGAGCTTGTAAGAGCTATTGATGCCCGTCAAACTGCAGACACGGTAGTTGCACTCCTAGCTTCTGCAATTAAGAAGCAAGAGCCACAAGCTGCTTCTGGCCCCTGGATGAATCTGTTGGTGCCACCGCTTCAGATATATCAGGATGCGGAAATAATGCTACATATGTAGGATCACCTGCATCAAATATATTGCCATTGGTTTCAGGCGGGGTATCAGGAACTCGTATTACAAATACCTCATATATAACTGTACCAGTTACAAAAGACTATTATGGCGCAACAGTCGGGGCGGGATTTGGAACAAAATATACTTCAGATAATGACTTCACAATAGAAGCATGGGTGTATCCATCAATTGAGTCAACTTCAGAGACTCCACTTTTTGCGGATGCAGCAAATGATATTGGATTATTCTGGGAAAACGGCGACATAGTATTTAAAGTATCAGATACAGAGTCAGTCAGATATTGTGTTACATATAGCAAGAAATCACTGCACATAATTGGAGTTTATTCAGTAGGGGCTATAACCCTATACATAGATTCGTTTGCCGTTGATTCAAAATCGTTATCAAATTTTAAATTTACAAACACCACTCTAGGTTTACAAATTGGGCCAACAACTGTTTCTGGAGATACATTTACGGTAGATGCCCCAGCGGTATATAGATATGGTCTACAACCAGACTCAATTAGAAAACATTATGTAGATGGCAACATTACAACTTCTGCTATAAACGTAGTTTATCCAGACAAAGGAATATTGTTTACTGGCACAGACGCAAATATTAAAGCAGTTATGGATTACTCATATCCAGCTAGCAAGCCATGGTCGGACTTTGTAGATGATAACACCTATTACGATTCAACTAAAAGATATATTACTTTTTATAAAACAGATACGGCACAGTCAAAATCATTTGTAATAAATGATTACTTTTTTATTCCTTCTCAAATAGGCTTAACAACATCAAAAGTTGAGTGGAGAAATGATCTGGGAATAACGGTAGAATCAAGCATAGACGGAATTACTTATGCCCCATGTACAAACGGCCAACCCCTGCCTCAATATACAAAAGACGCATTTGATCCAAGCGGGAATGTATATATTAAAATTACAATGTCTACTACAGATGCCAGTAAACATCTACCAAAACTATCATTCTTCTGTATAACCTTCTATGCCGATAGAACAATATATGCAGATAATTTTGGGGATAAGATAACCTCATCTACCGATTATTATTTAGGATCTTTAAATTATCCAGTTTTGTCCCGCCATCACATGAATGGAATTAGAGCTAAAAATTCAGCAGGATTTAATTTAAATGCATCTATCTCTGTGAAGTCCGTAGAAATGCTCTTTACACCGCTTACGTTGGCCTCTAACACCCTTTTCTATGCTTCCACCCCTTCTGCTACCAGACTGGCCTGGAACGGCTCTGGAACGGTCTCTAAGGCCAATATAGCCAAGATATACGTAAACAATGTAGATGTAACTAATCAAACAAACATAAGTTCATATTTAGTCGAAGAAGAGCCACACCATATCGTAATAGTATTTACTACCCCCGTAACTGGAACACTTCAATTAAATTATGAGTCTACTGGTGGACCTTCAAACCTATATAAAAATATTGCAATATATGATTCTGAATTGACGGCTTCAAAAGTAGAAACCCACTTTGAACTATACTGTGGAAAGCCTGTAGAATCTATTACAGAAAATGCCATGACCCTGACAGAATTAGATACAGAATATTATAATAATGACTGGGTGGTGCTACAAAGTATATAATTTTGTCATCTTCCTTGACAAAAAGCTGGACTTAGACCCTAAAGAGTGGTAAAATAAACTTCTATGGATATTGGTAAAGCACAAACTAAGATTCTGCAAGAGGAATCAACACTTGGCATCTATGTCTGGGAAATGCCAGATGGAAGATGGATCGGAGATGACGATGGGAACTTTCTTTCAGTCACGTCCAAAAAAGGAAATAGATCCAGAATCGATGCTTTGGCTAGAGAGGTTCGCTCGTACGGTATTTATGAGGGCCAACCTAAATTCCTTTCTGCCAGACGAAAAATTACAGATGAAGAATACGCAGAACAAGAACAAAGACTTAGGTGGGGACTAGTTCCAGATCCTTTGGATATTGGAAACTATAAAGATGAAATGAAAAACTTGAGGGCAGAGGGACAGTAATGATTAAATACGAAGAAGATGATAACTCACAGGAAATAGCAATATCTAATGTTGCAGACTGGATGAAGTTTAATACTCCAAGACAGGAAACAAGTACTGACCTATTTAAAGTAAGTGGAGAAGACCTAACAAAGATATCAGGACTTAGCCCTGCATTTCGTCGTAAGATAAGCAGAGAGTTGCAAAAAAGATTTCAGGGTATTGAAGGAACCGAAACACAACAAAATTTATTGGCACAAGCAATTACTGGTTATGCCATGTTCGACCTTATTGAGCCACCATATAACCTAGATTATCTTTCAACTATTTATGAAATTTCACCATACAACTACGCAGCAATTAATGCAAAGGTTTCTAACATCGTAGGACTTGGCCATGACTTTATTGAAACACGCAAAACACAAGAAGCATTTGATAACATTACAGATGAAAAATCTTTAGACCGTGCACGTAGAAAGCTAAATAGACTACGTCAAGATTTATACGAGTGGCTAGAACAATGCAACGAAGAAGAAACATTTACAGAAACACTTATTAAAGCCTACACAGACGTTGAGGCAACAGGAAATGGATATATCGAAATCGGCAGAACATCTGCTGGACGAATCGGATATATCGGACATATCCCAGCAAAGACAATGCGTGTGCGTCGTCTTCGTGACGGCTTTATT